ACCAACACCAGCACTTCTGCTTTTACCAATAACTTTTACATCAACAATAGGATTATCTCCAGTGAGATAATTGGTATCAATCTTACTTGTATCTTCTACAACTAAAGTAACTCTGTCACCTAAATTAAAAGGCATCTGAGTTCCTTCAGGAGCTGCAAGAACTGTAGTAGCTCCATTAGTAATACTGATAACTCTTTGCGATTGTTTTAACATCGCTAAAGTTTCTGGTTGATTAGAAGTAACAAGATAATCAGTAGCAGTTGCAACTGGATCAGTTCCTATTGCAACATAGGCATTACCATCCGAGGCTACTACTCTTAAAACATTTGATTGTACTGTAAATGCAGAGGATGTCGTTGCTGTTCCTGATAAACGGATCGTTTGACCTACTCCAACGGTTCTATGTGCCATTATGCTAATAGTTTCATTTAACTTTTATTTATAATTTATTGTTGATCTTCTAATTCAGCTTCAACTTCGGTTTCATCCTCAGTCTCTACTTCATCAACAGTTTCATTGTCTAATTCCTCATCTTCAAGATCTTCATCTTCAAGATCGACATCACCAAACACTCCATTTGCAACATCAGTTTTGAAAGCATCTATTCTTTCTGCTGATTTGTTAAATAGAATTTCTTTGATCTTATCGCTAATTTGTGATGGTGACTCATCAGTTGCCATCGCATCCATTAATTCATCCATGATTTTAATTTGCTCGTATAGTATTTATACACTACGGGTAGTGCACTTATATTTCACCACCTTTTGGTAGTTCTGGTGCTTCAGTTGCAGACCCATCTATCTCAGGTTCCATAACTGGAGCTCCTAGATCTTCACCACCAACTGGTTGACCTGTTTGTGGATCAACTGGTGCATTTGGATCTGGAATTACACCATCTGCAATTTCTTTTTTCATTAATTCATCTTGTTCTATTATTTCTTGATCTGTTTGACGAAGTATTCTACGTCTTACATAATCTTGAGAATAGTATCTTCCGACATATGGTTCAGCAGCTGCAGCAACTGTAATTCTTTCATTAAAGAGTTCTGTTTCTTTTAATTCTGAGAAGTGATTATCATATAAAAAGTCATATTGTATATGTTCACTCATAGTTTCCCAGTCTTCTGGGGTAATTATGTTCTTTAATATAAGCTGAGTCTTCAGCATATCATCAAACATTCTAGAAAATCTTTTTCTTAATCTACCTACAAATTTTGTAAACTTTAACTCGTCTCTTAATATCTCTGAGGATCTTCCCAAGTTGAATCCTCCCTCTCCATCCATTCTGGAAGGCGGTACGTTGAGCGACCTATATAATTTCTTTTTGAAGTACTCAATATCCGTGATTTCACCGAGGTTTTGACCTCCAGGCAGAGTAGAAATTTCAGTTCCACGGCCACCTTCCCTTCTAGGAAGCCAGAAATCTTCAAGCATTGCCATGTACTTCTTGTCATCGCGGATCTCTCCTGTGTTAGCGTCGTAAACAAGTTTGTTTCGATATCGCATCATCACATCTCTGAGATATTGCTCTGCCTTTACTTTAGGTAAATTACCCACATCTATATAGAAGATTCTTCTCTCAGGAGCCCTTGAAAGTCTGTAAATCACCAAACTATCTTCAATCATACGAAGTTGATTGATAGACTTAATTGCTTTATGAAGATATGAAAGTGTTGATCCTTTATTTCTATCTACTAATCCAGAGGTGCAATATGTAATTGCATCTTTTGCAATTTTCATTCCTTGACTTGCACCAGTCGCATTTATATTTCCTGTTGGATATTTACCACTAGCATTGTATATAAAATACTCTTCGATCTCTGGAAATTTATAATCCAAAGGATCTGGTGAATTACCAGTGTTTATTTTTATTTGATCTTGTTTTTTGCTTTTTTGTTGACGCACATAACGCATTTTTAACGCATCAATATAACGTAATTCTTGAATACCTTCTTCAGGTTTTTTCAGGTCAATTATTTTATGATAATATATTCTTCCATCTATATACCAGTTTCTATAAATTTCATGTGCTTTTTTATCAAAATCTAATAGATCACATATATGTTTAAATTCTTGTCTAACTTTTGTTTTTATACCATCACTAGCATTTAAATTATCAAGATTAATTTCTACAGGTGTATCATTCATATCTGATACAATTGCTTCATTTACAATATCTTCAATAGCACTATCAGCTTCTGGTTGAATTGCTAATTCTCGATATCTTTTTATCAAATCGTATTCAGTCTTATAGATACCTTCAATATCCACATAAGAACCAAAAAAACCACTACTCATATAGTGGTCGCTCCCATCCTCATTATTAGGAGGAACAGGAGAGACTGCAGTAGGAGATAGTGGTTCGGAATCCTCTATCGAGAATCCAAATAATTTAGCCATAATAGAGTTACTCTATATGAATTATAGTTTCTTTCTTCTATTTAGTCAACTTAAATTAACCTTCTGTTCCAGCACCAGTAACTCTGTAAGACTGAACTGCAAATTCAACAGTATACTCTTCAATAGTATCAGTTGATTCGTAAGATAGATCAATAGGCCCTACAGATACTGGGAATATGTCAATAAACTCGTATTCTTTTAGAACTACATTTGTATCACCAGCATTATTTGTGCTTGCAACTGTAGATCCTCTACCTAGTTGATAAACTTTTGCATTTACCATATATGATGCAGGGTTTGTTGAACCCATGTTATCATCTAAGGCTGCAATCTGTTGTGTCCACTCTTCAAATGCATTTCTGAATAAGAAGTCTTCATCGTTGATTACCGTGATTGACCAGTTTTCAATTGTTCTGTCACCAGCAACTTTAAAAATACGACCTCTAAATGGAACGTCTATGTTAGCGATGGTCATTGCTGGCATATTTGCTGCCTTGCATAGAAAACCAAATCTTTCTGCTTGCCATGGGAATGTTACACTCGCTGGCAAAGTTGTTAATTCAACTTCAAATAGATTCGGTCTAGCACCGCCACCCAGTAATCTGGATTTAAATTCTGAGATTGTTCGGTTGTCTCTTGATGTGGCCATTTTGTTAGTTTCCTCCGATAGTTATATTTATAAAGTTAAACGCGGCCAGCGACTTCTTCAAAACTGATTCCTGTTCTAGTTGCAACAAACGTTAGAGTAACGTAGTTGATTGACTTCGCAGGTTTCAAGAAGATATCAGCTCTGAACTCATTATTATCAATAACATCAGGGGTGTTATTTGTAGTGTCGCAAATAACTAAGAATCCGTAGATACCTCGTTTTGCTTCGACATCTCTCAAGTATGGTTCAACAATGTTTCTGAAGTTTGCCCTTGTGAGTTCATCATTTAACTCAAAGAGTTGTGCTTCAGCAGCACTCTCAAGAGCTTGTTCAACTGTGAGGAACAGACGACGAACATTGATTCTATCAAATGCTGATGCAAATGATAATGCAGTTTTATCACCAAAGAGTAATGTTCCTACACCAGGTTTGGTGATAACAGAGTTAATTCTCTGAGGATAAAGTTGATCTCTTTGATCTTTTGTTGGATTGTATGCTAGTTTAATAGCATTGTTAATTAAACCTCTTTGTTGCCCTGCAGGTGAGAACCAAGGATAAGCAACGAGATTTGTTCTACACATTAATCCAGCAATATCTGCGTTTGTTGGAATAAAGACGAATTCATTATTGAATCTATCATATGTGTATTTGTAACCACTATCAAATACTGCGTAAGAAGAACTTGTTAGTGGGCTAAAGAACTCAATTAAGTTATTTGTTTGAGTTGTTGTATTTGTAATATTTACTAAATCTCCTCTGTGTGGCCCAATAGTAGCAATACAATCTTTTCTCTCATTAGCAATAGCAATTAATTTATTTGCCTTTGTTTGAGATAAATCTTTTGATGTGCATCCTGGCCCCATGATGAGGTAATCTACTTCAATTTCATCTTTGTTAGAGAACTCCTCATAAGATGTTATTAGATCTCCTAATTCAGCTCTCATACCACCGTTTCCACCAAGTGCAGGAACTCCTGCTTGATAGTCTTCACCACCACCAAGTGTGTATGTTACATTACCGATAGCGGAGAATGTTGTTCCTTGTGCATTGTTACCCCATAATCCTTGAGCAGTTGTGAATGGAACAAAGTCAGTTCCAAATCCAGTTGCTAATGGTTGAGTTGAGTGATAACCATCGAGTGCGTTAGATGGATTAAATCCTGCATATACATTATCAGAGAAGTCTGCGATGTAATTTTTATAGTATATTTTCTGAGGTGAATTAACTGCTGATACAGCATCTACTGCTTTTGAAAGACTTAAATGTTTTTCAAGAACATTACCCTTAATGCCTGTTACAACTCCAAAGTCATCAACAACAGCAACATGAATACCATCACCCTCACCAGCTCTATCTGTTGCATAAACGCTAGAAGTTGGTTTTGGTGCTAATGATTTCCAGAATATAGATGCGTTGTCTAAATCTAGAGTCTGTGAATTATACCAGTCAGCAACTGATATAACACTCGCAGAAACTGCAGTGTTCGCTGCATTTGGTTCACCAGTATTGATACCAGAGTTATTAACAAAGAACAATGTATCGGATGCTTTAATTGATCCAAATCTTGTTCCTTCCGAATAATCTATTTTAGTTTCAGAATAAGAAGCAGTTCCAGCAGCACCTGTTACACGATGAGTAAGTTTAACATCGAATGTTGAACCACCAGCAGCACCAGTTGCATCTGTAGAAACACCAGTAATTATTCCTTTCAAATATCCAGTGAACGTTGACGTTGTTCCTACACCAGGTATGACCACATCACTTACTGCAACTGTAACACCGTTACCAACTACGCAACCATAATCTAAAAGACTTGTTGTTGTGATACCGATTGTTTGGTCTGCAGCGTCATCAATCACACAAACCTTTAATCCATTACCCCAAGAACCAGGTGTTTTTGCTGCCCAAGAGTAATTGCTTGCTGAAGTATAACTTGCATTATAATCATCGTAATTCTTAATTTTTAACGTAGAAGTTGATGCAATACCCACACCAGCATTCGCTGTGTTTAAGTGTGTGCTGTCTGTTCTTGCTACTTTTAAAACACCACCATATGATAAGAATGATGCTGCACTATGCCAATATTCATATTGAGCATCAGTCGAAAGTGGTTTGCCAAAGACACTTATAAGGTCTTCTTCTGTAGATACTTGTATAGGATCATCGATGGGGCCTATTCTAAATGGGCCTGCTATCGCACCAATGTTATCTAATACATTATCTGCTCTTCCTACTGTAAGATCAACCTCCCTGACTAATACGCCAGGAGATAATTGAGGAGTCGCCATGCTTTTGTCTCCGTTCCGTTCAGATTTAACTAGAAATTATTTATTAAAATGACCTTTTACATGTATTCCCACATGAAAGACCTGTCTCCATACTCATCAGCCTTGTTCCAACGATCACCTTCCGAATCAACAAAAGTATCGTCATCTAGACCATCAATCATAAAACCAAATGGAGCCATATCTTGCTCTATTTGATTTTTTTGCTCTTCATATAATCTTTTTCTTACATCTTGATCAGTAAGTTCTTTGAAGTAATCGTTCTGAACTAACCATGCATATATGACCAAACACATAGCAAGATCATCATTTGCACCCTCTTCTGCTTCAAATGAATTGTTTTTCTGTATGAATGTTGTTAGTTCTGATATAATTTCATAATCTTTAAATATTATTTTATCAGACTCTATAAGTGTTTTTAAGTTAAGAGATCCTACCTTTTTGACAGTCTTAGACATCTTAACTCCCATTTGAGTTTTCTTACCAGAAAATCCTTGACCAATAACTTGACCTGCTCTCCCTCTCATTGATGCCATGAGTAGATTGTCATATTCAAGATCATAGTGGATGATTGATGCTACTTGATCACCAATGTCATTTACTTCACATAATATGAAGGCCTTGTTGTATTTTGTTGCTACCTCATATATCACACTTGGAAATAGCATTGGTTTGATTTGATTATTTCTATACTTACCAACAATTCTATGAGGGAACGTGGTAATATCAACAAGAACAAATGCTGAATAATCTTTCTCAACACCACGAGCAACGTCAACCGTTATCAAATAATCATGACCCATCATAGGGCATTC